TAATCATGATTTTTCTTTTCCATAATACCAAGTGCTGTTCCACAAATTTCTTTGTGGTATTCAAACAATTCTTTACGATTCATAATTTATTTTCCTGACGATTCATAATTTATTCTCCTTATTCATAGTTTATTCTCCAGTGGACCCAAATCCACCATCACGGTTTGTCTTTAGTGTTGGTATCTCGTCCAACAACCTAAAAGTAGTCTTTTCATTCTTCACAAGTTCACCTTGGCAAACTCTATCACCCTGCTTTATATATTGCGTTTCATTTGAACTATTTATCATCAGAACAAAAACTTCTTCAACATAATCCGAATCAATAACACCTTCACAGTTGGCCAAAGAGAGGCCTTTCTTCAAAGATAATCCCGACCTCGGATGCAACCGAACAGAATGTCCTTTTGGTATATCCAAAATCAAACCAGTGGGGATAAGTACCCGTTGATTTGGTTTCAATTCTAAATCCGATTCTACACACGCATACAAATCAAAACAAGCAGAATCAGCAGTACCATATGTTGGCACCGTTGCATATTCTGATAGTTTATATGCTCCAATAATTGCTACTCTATTTCTACAACAACTCATTCAAATGTATCTCCTCTACATTGCCAATCAATTTTCGATTCTGATATGTTCATACCACGAAGAATATTCCTTTTTTGCTCATTGTCTGATAACCCCATTTCCATTATTGTATTTTCATCTGCACTTCCGCCCCACACACAATACCTAGCATCTACAATTACATTATATTTTATACCATTCTCTTTCATCCACTGTTCCATTGTAAATAAAACTTCATGGTCAAAGAATTGCTTATTGTGGGGTTGTGGTTTGTTGCACCTGTCTATCCATTCTTCTAAAAATCTGATACTTTCAGTGCTGTAATTAAAATAGAGTGGTGAGGCCTTGATACCTCTCCAAAATGGTGCAGGACTTACGGCCGCAAAAGTTGTATTTTTGTCTATATTATCAAAAACAGAGAATTCATTTTTGTGTATTTTAGTGTCTATATCTACCCACAACACGGGTTCTTTTATTTCTTTGAGAATTGACAGTATTGTTTCTGGCTTACGCAAACAATTTTCTTGATAAGAAAATCCAGAACTTAGGTTTTCAATATGACAACTTATACCCAACGAAGTTGCATCTTTTAAAAATCTTTTATAGTGGTCACTATAATATGTGCTACCACTTATATCAGCATAATAAGAAATGATTTTCAATTTTATCTCTTTCTTCTTCCTATATTTTTTATACCCACTCTCCCTTTCGGATTTACATTCTTCTTCAGATTTAAAATCTTCCTTTTAGCAGTTCGTTTTGGTCGAGATGGTTTTCTTTTTACTTTTGGAGGCATGTTTGAATCACCTTCAGGACTATTTGCGGCAAAGTTTCCCCCATGATATTGTTCAATAACATTCACTGTTGCGTTGGAGGGCAACATTTCATTTCCACTTATCCCAATTTTCCTCCAAGAAGCATCCAAAAAACCAAATTTCATATCAGGTTCACCATTTGCTCTAGCAGTATTTCTTTTTGTGATTTGTCCTTGTTCAGTTATAAACTTATACCAGACTTGCAACATACCATCGTGGTCGCCACCCTCAGAAACATCTTTTACTGCTTTAATAGTTTCATCAAAAAATCTTCTACTATGAATACTATTCTGTGCATAACAAACATCACACAAAACTGTGTTCTGATTTGAGGAAGGCCTTCCCTTTACTCTAAAGTGTTGTTCCCATGCAACATCAAAATCATAATCTTCAACTCCATTTGGTAAAGCATAAAGAAATGTATCAATATCAATCCATAAAATCTTACCATGCTCTATCATTTTATCTTTTATGAATTGTTGTTTTCTGCAACACATTGTAGACCAATCGTTTTTTCCCTTTTCTATTTCCACAATATCATAATCAAAAACTGGGCCGCTTCTTGTTTTTTTATTTTTACTGTTCAGTTCATCCAAACGAGAAATAAACCTCTTGCCCCATTTTTTGTAATATGGGTCGGGTGTATAAAAACTAACAATCTTTGGTAACTCTAACCCCATTAGCATCCCCCTATCTTGGTATAAAGCATGTCATCTGACATAACAAGACTATTAACAGTTTCATTATTTTCTGCAATAGCAGGCAACATACTCTTATATAGTTCTTCTGTTAAACAATTAATATCAAAATCATCATCAAAAGTAATTATACCATTTGTATTAAAATACTCACTGATAGTTGGACAGCCCCAATAAATTGGAACAGTCCAAGAGGCAAAACAGTCAGTTATTTTTTCCGTGAAATAATCGGGATATAAATCATTTTCCGTTACAATAGAAAATCGATATGGAACTATAGCAGATGATTTGTCTGGATGACCATCAACTGTTTTGTTTTCAAACCCAATTCTAGGAGAACCGCAGGCCCCACCATAAAGGTCTAACGAACCCATGTACTTTCTGGCAACCTGATGTCTATAGTTGTGGCCTGTACAACCTGTTTTGGGTGATGCAATCATGGAACACATCTTAGTTTTTTCAGGTGCTTTATCTAATATTGGAAGCCATGGATGATTGCTTCCGGCAAAACAAAATCTAAGATTGGGGGCCATGCTTAATTTTGTTTTATCACTAATATAAATTTCTTTATATGAAGCAATAACCATTGGGTCTTGCAAAATCCTATCATGTTCGGGTATCATTGCCCTAGACTCGCAAAGCCAGGCATATTTGTCTGGAACACCATTAATCATATCTGGTCTTGTTATTGCTCTATCCATAACAACACTTGGATAATCACCCTCTGTTGTCCATTCAAAATATCTTGGTTTATGGACAAAACAAGAAGAATGATTCGTATTAAATGGGGCCCCAATGGCTTTTAATTTGGGTTTCATAGGTTAATCTATTTCCTTCCTATATGATATTTTGGGCACAATTCCCAATCATCCTTATCTTTATATGATAGAATCTTTATCCTGTTTATTTCACAAATTGGTTCTTTAATTTTATCCTTATCCAAGACCTCAATAAGTCCCCATTCTTCTAATAGAGAAGAAATCTTATTTCGTCTTGCTATGTCATCTTCATTTATATCAGACGGAAGACCATCCAATACAAACAGTTCCTTGAAGTGAACGATGTAGTATCTGCCCTTCTTGTGTAAGATGTGGCACGATTGATATAGTTTCTTTTCTTTTCTTGAAGAAACTCCTATTCTTGTTAGGGTTTCTTTTATTTTCAAAAAATCATCGGGTTCGTTAAAATCTACTTCAACAAAAGTATCTATTATGTCCTCACTCATGATATATTCTCCATTTTACAACATCACAGAAATAAATTACTAATCTATCTATGCTTTCCACCCTTTTGAATAATAGAGCATATATGTTCAATTTGCTCAGGAGTAAGTATTTTTAGTGCTTCTTCTGCTCTCTGGTTAGAGTATCCATAATATTCTTTCACCGCATCAAGTTGTTCTGATTTTTGAACCTTGAACCATTTACTGAATCGTTTTCTGGAACGAATAGAATGCCGAAGAAAATCAAATTGTAGATTTTTGTCCAAATGGGAATATAGATTCATCTCATTTGATTGGAGAATTGTATCTGGAAAATAAGACAAAGACCTATTGATAATGAACGGTGTGTATTGTCTTTCTACTGTTTCATCATCAGTATTCATCAAATCTTTCTTGCTATGATTAATAGCATTTAGATAATCTCCTAATTTCATCTATCCACCGCCACTACTGCATCTTCGTGAACAACATCATATTCACCAACATGGTTGCCTTTTGCTGTTCTAACATCCCAATAAATTTTATCACCTTCCCTGATGTCCTCTACGACCTCTGGACCTACCGATACAACGACCGACCAAACATATCCAGATGAAACATCCTTATCTTCATAAATGATGCCAGCAGAGGTTGTCTTCTCTCCACCGATGTCAGTCGTTACTGCTATCCATTTTCCTATTGGTTTGAATTTGCTCACTTGAAATCACACTCCATCATAATCTCCACCAAACACGCAGTCAAGTTTATCTCTGCATCTGCAACAAAGGCCGACTTGTATTGATATTCTGCAATAATCAAAACCAACTTTGGAATGCTGTTACTTTCAAAATGCTCATACATTCCATCATATAAATTTCGGAAGATTTGCGTAGGGTCGTTGTCAATATTTTCAACCACCCATTTTCTTACAGAAGTAAAGTCCTTTTCTTTCATAGAAGAAATCAACTTCTTGGTATCAACCTCACCTATTTGTGTAAGTATTCCAATATCAATTGACCCTGCAACAGAATATCGTTGCAACTCATTAATAACTCTACGGAAATCTGGGAAATGTTTACTGATAAGTTCCGCAAGAACCTTTTCCTCATAAGGAATACCCTCTTTGTCAAGAATGTGTGACACTCTTTTCATAAAGGTCATGGCAAGTTTTGGTCGTTCTTTATTTGGAATTAAAAAATTAACAACGGTACACCGTGAATGTATCGGTTCAATAATTCTATTCTTGAAATTGCAAGTCAGAATAAATCGGCAATTATCACTAAATTCTTCAATAAACCCACGCAATGCAGGTTGTGTGGATTGAGCATTTGAATAATCAAATTCGTCAAGTATTACAACCTTCTTGTTGCCTGAGATAGAAATAGAACTGGCAAAATCACGAATGCGTGTTCGGAGTGTGTCAATGTTTCCATCTTCCGAACAGTTGATAGTTATTACATCGGTATCTAATTCATTACATAAGGCCTTCGCAATCGTGGTCTTACCACAACCTGCTCCACCCGAAAGAAGCAAATTTTGAGATTCACCTGCCTTTATCATATCCTTAAATGTATTCTTAATCGATTCAGGAAGAACACACTCATCAATTGTCCTTGGGCGATATTTTTCTACCCATAGGTAATGTTCCATTTATTCAACCTTTATATGATGAAGTTCGTTCAAGGGCGACAAAATATGTCAAATCTTTACTTTTATGCTTGAATTGTGATACTGTATTCTTCGTAATAGAAACTTTATAATCACCAGGCATCAACTTCAAAGTTTCTATTTTGAAATGAAAGTCAAAGTCGTCCACATCTATATTTGTGTCTAATTCAACTGTGTAGTTGTTGCTACCTTTGTCTGCTTTGTCAAACACAATGATTGAAAGTGTTCCCGATGCATTTGTGATTGAAAGGTCACTAACACCAAGAACTGATGCGGCCTTTCTTACATCTGAAAAATTCTTTTCGGTCAAATCGAATTCTACAACAACATCCTTTACAGGAATTGTCTTATCTGTTGTGGTAAGAAGGTTTGGTTCACAATAGTAATATTTTACGGACGAACCTTTTCCTTTAATTTTTACAAACTTGTCATGAAACTCTAATTCTGGGTCATCAAAAAGAGATAATGTTCCGAGAAACTTATTCAAATCCCAAATCCCAAACTCCGTTTCAAATGTTTCTGTAACATTTGCCTCCGCCAACACATTCTTGATTGGTGTCACCGTTGTTAGGCGGTTGCCTGGTTTCACCAAAATGTTTGAATTCAACGAAGCAAAATTTTTCAAAATTTCAAATGTTGCTGTTGATAGTTTCATACCTTTACTCACTGTTTTCATAATAAAATCTCCATACTAAAAATTATTTGTTGCGGCCACAACCGCAACCTGGCTCTTGTGGGGGAGTATAATTAGAACTCCTCTGTTTTCTGTTGTTTATTGTATCATAACTTTTTGATTTTGCAACCTTTGATTTAAATTTTCCTGTGTATCTTTTTATGTTTGCTCGTTTTCGTCTGCTCATATTGTTTCAAAACTTCCATCATTTTTCACATCTTGAACCACGGATAATTCTACAATATCTACTCCCATAGTTTCACAATAACCTTCTATCTTCTTTTTTCTTTCAAAACCATTATATTCATCTATTCTATCTTCTGATTCTAACTCTGATTTTGTGAAATTGGTAAACCCTGGCATTTGTAAAGGGCATACAACATTAGGAAAATCTAACTTTATATACTCATCCTTTTCTTTTCTGTTCAACCAAGTGGACTGTCTATCGCCACACCCACATTCCAAACAATAATTACGACCTTCTTCAACTTTACTATCCCCACGATATTCGCAAGGCGGTAAACCAATATCACCCAAACCGTTACAACTCATGTTACGAACTTCTACAACCATATCATCTGCTCGTTTACCATCAAACCCCTTAGATATATAAGATTTTGTTATATTTTTTGCTTTTTCAAATATACTGGGTTTTTTTACTTTGGTTTTTGGTTTAGATTTAGGTTTAGAATTACTAGAACTCCAACCACCAGTTGCAACTATTCGTTTTTTTGCCATCTTAGTTATCCTCGGTCAAATTCATTCCACTTTTCTGAGGCGGGTCAATTTCAAGTAAAAGTTTAGAACAAGCAGATTCTTCAATCCATTGTTTTTCACCTGTTGTATATTCTACCAAAACTTTTGCACCATCTTTCTTTACAACATTTCCTGTTCTGCGTGTTTTTGTCACAACAACAGATTCCCCAATATTATACTTGCTCATCATCTTCTTCCTCTTTTATATCATATGAAATATATTCTTCATAAAGATATTCTTTTAAATCAGACTTTACATTGTGTCTATCGTTTCGTGCTTGGTGTTTTCGTTCGTTTTTGTTTGGTCTATAATATTCAATGTCATCAAATACATCAAACATATCATTTTGTTCTTTGTCCATAATCTCCTTTTCTCCTAAAAATCTTCAATCACATCTATAAGATTACGCAAACGATGCGTTATCATATAATTTAGCATATTAGAACGACCTGCTGTTTCTTGAGAATCAAACTGTTCTAATATCTGAGATTCTAAATCCTCTGGTATATATGAAAAATCAATTAAAGTTTGATTTCTTTGCCAATTTCTTTCCTTAGTCCAAGGCGTCAAATCTTCAAGAATTTTTGCAATTTTCACTTTACCACAAGGCCTTTGTCTTTTATCTTTATTTATAAAAGCATCATCATCAGAGAGAAGGTTCGGAATACCATCCGAAGAATCTCCCTTGATGATGTGTTCTATCAAAAATGATTGAGGGTCTTCACATACTAGCAACTTCTTGTGAAGTGGAGTATATTGCTTTACATTTTCATATCGTTGCAACTGTTGAAAGTCCTTATCAGAAGAAATTATCATAATCTTTTCTTCCGAATGGTATTTTTTACACATTGTTGCAATAATATCATCTGCTTCGCATTTAGGCATAAACAAATGTTTATATGGAAAGTTTTCTTTCACTTCGGTTCTAATTATATCAAAAACCGTAAATACATCGTCCCAATTCAAAGAAGATTTTTCCTTTTGTTTCTTTCTGTTTGCTTTGTATTCAGGAAAGAAATCTTTCCGCCATACATTTCCAGAATCGTGGCATATTACCAATTCACCGTATTCTTTTGAAAACTTATTCTTGAAAAATCTATAAGTATTCAACACCATATGACGAACCAAATCTTCCGAAAAATCTTCACCATTACGAGTTTGAGCAAACAAACTTCCAATGATAATTTGATTATTGTCTATTAAAATCATTTTATAGAATTGCTATTTAGTATTTTTTTATAAGAAAGTAGAATAAAAAATTGAATTTTGTCAGAATTTTTATTCACAGTTTTTATCAAATGCCTATTTTGAAGCAACTTTCTCCTTGCTTGTTGTTGCGATTTCTGAATCAACACGAAGGATACTATCCAACAAAGAAGCGATTGCTTCGTATGGGTCAATATTTCCACCAGGCCGTCTATCTTCAAGATAATTTTTGTTGTGTGGAATACGAATAGCAGTCGTTCGGTCACTATCACCCCACTCAAAAGTATCAATATGGCAAGTTTCATTTTTACCTGTCAATCGGTTTTCATTCCCAATACCATAAACTTTAATATGCTTTTTGTGGTCTTCTGAAATTCCTACCAACAAATCATCAATGTATCGTTTATTATCATCGTTATCACGCAAAGTTGGTGTACTGAAATTGATATGACATCCTGTTCCTGCCCAACTATCATTATCCTTGAATAGTTTCGGATAATATTCTACTGCAAAATCATTTTCTTCTGCAAGTTGGTCATAAAGAAATCGTGCCATCCACAAATCATCTGCAACATCCAATGCTGTATTTGGGCCCAACTGATATTCCCACTGTGAAAGCATTACTTCTGCATTTGTACCTGTCAGAGTTAATCCTAAATCGATACACCTTCGAGCATGTTCTCGTACAATGTCTTTACCACGAATAAAGTTACCTGTTCCACAATAATAACGACCTTGTGGGCCTGGGAACATTGTCTTTTCAGTCTTTTCTTCTTCATCCCAACGAGTTGGCCATAGATATGGTTGTTGATTTTTTGGATTTATGAAAATATATTCTTGTTCAACTCCAAACAAAATACTATTCGCATCTTCGTTTTTATCTACAATTTTCAAAAGGTCTGACCTTGTATTTGAAATGTGTGGATTCCCTTTAGTGTTGTATACTTCACATAAAACATATCCTCTTTGTGGATTTTCTGATGACATATACAACTTTCGTGGTTTCAAAACCATATCACTGTTAGAAACTTCTGCTTGATTGGTACTTGAACCATCAAATCCCCACTCTGGGATGTCATCAATATCTAAATTTCTATCCGATTTAATATACTTTGTTTTGGTTCGCATACCAGTATGCTCTCCACCATCTAACCAAATATATTCTAACTCAAAAACATTTTCTCTCATAATAAATCCTTTATCATTACTAACTACTTTTTATGGAACACAAATATGGGTTCATATTTGTAAAATGTTCCATTTATTTTACAAAAATTCTTACACTTGGGAACACCATTTTCGTCTAATCTATTCTGGCCAGGCATTCCCTCCATGGCCATCTTCAATGTATATTTATACTCCATTCCAAGACTTTCTAAAATATCTCTGGAATCTTTTTCTAATGGAAGGTAGTTTCCTTTGACTAAAAGGTCTGCAACATTCCACAACAAATATCTGTCATTTGCCAAAAACTCAACACAAGTTTCTAGTGTTGGTCTTAGGAATCCATCTCTCCACGATTCGTAGGATGTTCCGTATCTTTTGTAAGATTGGTTTTCATCCTCTGAATATGCTTCTCTATTGAAATAAGGCGGTGAAGTAAAGATGAGGTCAATCTTTCCTCTATATTGTTGGAAGTCTGGGTGTCTTCCGATGTCTTCGGCACACTCTTGGAAGATGTGATATGTGTTTGGTTCACTGAGGAATGAACTTCCTCTGTATGTGTTTGAGTTGTAGAACTCTGCGACATCTTCATACTTAGACACACTATCCCCATCAACAATGCGAACATTATCAGGATTGGGGTCAGTGCCAATATAATGGATGCACCTATCATCACGACAGGACATAGCACCAAGAATGCGGCCGCCCCAACCAGAACTTGGGTCATAAATGTTAATAATTTCTTCATCTTTACAATGCTCCGTAAATCTTTCATACACACACTTTGCAGTTGCAGGTGGATAATTGTGTGCGACTTGAATATATCCTATTCTAAAAGAAGCAAATCCTTTTGGAAAAATCTTCTCACCTAATTTATAAACTCTAATGTTATACACAGTATTGTCTGGCATATTGTCAATGTCAAATGTGCTGTGATTTTTATACTCTATCCATCCCTTTTCTTTGTAATCTAAAACTTGTTGTTTTGTCAAATGAAGAATGTCGGATTGATTTAGTTGATGATATCCTGTGTTTACCCCTTCTCTCATTTTCACTTCTTCAAGAATAAATCCCCTACCTCTGAAAATTTGAGGTGAATTATGAAATGCGGTCAACCACTCCTCACCTGTTTCAACTTCAACCACTGAAAACTTGGGGTCATTTTTGATAGCAGATTTTGCGTGATTATACATCGAATCTCTGCGAAAATGTCGCATTGAACCTTTATACATCTTTTCAATAAACCTGTCATCGGCAAACAAATCATATATGGAATATCCATTATCTTTATCACTATAATTAATTCTCGTTTTCATCATATTAGCAAACCATTGGTCTACCTCTGCACCAAGTCGAACACGATTTATAATGACATCATTTTCAATGTCGGATAACTCATCTGTAAACACAAACTTTCGTTCAACAGGATATCCTTCTAACTTATTCCATTCATCAATAATATCTTTCTCATTCTTACCTGTTCTTGGTGGATTGCCTTGATTGTCCCAAATATCAACGATTGTTTTTCTCATCTCAATAACCCAATCACGAAATTCGTCAGGGGTCATATTTACCAAATCGTCAAAGTGACAATTAATTTCGTGATTCAATAAAGCATCATTTCTTTCAAAAAATGGTTTTGTCATAACTTTCATTTCACTTCTTCTGTTGTCATATTACCATAACCAGGCCCATAATAGTGTAAAATTTCTTCACCCTTTTCAATTGGTTTTATTGCTGTAACTGTTATTGTTCTGGACTTTGCATCATATTTAAATTCTATATGTGAACGGGATTTCTTGACACTATTATTATAGAGTTGAATATATCCTGTTGCTAAGATAAAATTCATCCCTCTATTTTGACAAGTTTTACACCTACAAGGCAAAGTATAACAAATTTGTCTAATTTCTTTATGAATTAAATCTGGTTGACGATATCCCGTCACCACAAACGGTGCAACTTCTAGGACTTCGCCTTCTTGGATATCTTCCGAGGCAAAAACCCCATATCCACCCAAATCACTTTTCTTACCAACAATCTTTGTTGCTTGATGCAACACATCATATAATTCTTTTTTAGTTTCCATAATCTTTCATTATATCCATATTTATCATAAAGTCAAGTCAAAATTATCATATACTTCTTCTTTTGTTGGCCGTCTTCCAACAACCCAAAAAAGTGTTTTATTAGAAATATCAATATTTTCTTTCATCCACTTATGTGCTTTTGCCTCATATAGTTCATCAAACATTTCACCGTCACCGAAAAACTCTTGTTCACCTTTTCCATATTGTGTTTTTAGTGGAATCATTTTATAGTCATGAATAGGATATTCAAGAGGATTAACATAATAATCAATTTTCTTACTTCTATCTGGCCCCACACATATACCATATATGTTTTTTATTGTCTTTTCGTATTTTACAATTCCACGAAGAATTGCAGCCATTTGTATACCACTCCCGACAGGTACTATTAAGTTTTCCAAAGTGTCTGGAATGTTCATCACCTGTTCTGTGATTGGGTCTAAAATACTTTCAGGAAAATTGTCTACATTATCACTATAAACCACATTGAATGCATTTTCTGCTTCTGCAAGTTTTCTCATTCGTGATAAGACAGGACCGTGCATCCCTGTACCACATACATTTCTAATGTCTGCACCAAAATGTCTGGCAAGTGCCATCATGTGATGATTATATAAAGTTGTCGGGGATGAACCACCCACACAAATTATACATTCTAAGCCGTAAAACTGACAAACTTGTGTCATAATCGTACCAGAGGTGGAATGCACTTGTGTGTGGGTGATTACTTTACCACCGAAATCTTCTTTGATTGTTTCTAAATTGTTTTTGATAAGCATAATTGCTTGTCTTACTTTACCACCATTCATACCATTCTTTCCAAATGGTTGAAACAAATCATCTCTCTTATACAGAATACCATCGTACTCTTGTATAGGTGTGTTTTCGTTTATAATTTGATACTCTACCAATGGGGCCTCCGTTGTCGTTGTATTAGAATGGAAGGGAAGTTCTGAATTGTCTGAATGATTCATTATAAAAATTCTCCTCTGATTCTGCACCCCAATATCGTCTATTCATTTGCTCTGCTGTAAATAAGACAGGGGCAACACCTGCAAACGGGTCAACTACCATATCACCTTCTTCTGTTAGGTTAGAAATTACATACTCACAAAAATCTTTTGACCACACAGATTGATTTAAAACCTTACTCTGTTTATCAACATAAATATCCCTCAACCAATCTCCTTTTCTTGTGATTGTGCCTTTGTATGTATACACTAACATATGTTGAAATGTAAAATAGTACATATCCCTTTTACCGACTTCATTGCGAACAACAATTTTATAGTCCTTCAATATCATTCCTTGTTCTTCAAGACATTTAGCATACCACATATGATTGGAAAGGATTGAACCGTTTACTCGTCTGTCCGTTTGGCAGATTACAACGAACCCGTCCTTCTTTACGATTCGTGCAAACTGTTCTGTTGCCTTTTTCTGAAAATCTTGATACGACTCAATGCCATCTTTTGATTTGTCGAATTCTGTTTGAGATAAATCTGGACAAGAAGTAAACACTAAATCAACAGATTGGTCTGGTATATTTGGCATATAATCAAACGCATCACCTTTTACATAATCATCAATTTTATAATTCATCATTTTATCCTGCTAAAATTGTTCTTCTTTTCAAACACAATATGATTGCCAAACTTATCTGTCATTGTATCAGATTTATGAGAAATTACAAATATATTCGCACGATTTCCGAAAGTTGTTAAGAGTTTCAGAAACTCCTCTGTGCCAACTGCATCCAACGATGAATCAAATACTTCATCCAATATCAACAAGTTACAGTTCACACTATTTTTCAATCTTGCCACTTCTCTCCACGCCAAAAGCAACGACAAATCAATCCTCAATCGTTCACCCTCACTAAAACTATGATATGTAAACTCGTCACGATGGCGACTCTTGATTGTTTCATTAAAGTTTTCATCCAAGTCAAACTGGCAAAAGAAATCCATATCCGCAAGATACTTGTTGATGAGTTTGTTCATAATTGGCAAATAGTGTTTAATAATCTTTGCTTTGATGCCACTATCACGCAACAACATAGAAGCAATCTCGTAATAATGTTTGTCTTCTATTTTCTCTTTTCGTTCCTCAACATATCCCTTACCCTCTCCTATAATTTGTTGCAATTCGTCTTTTGTAGTTTGAATTTCTGTACCTTCGGTTTGAATGTTTTCAATGTTTTCTCGTATCTTATCAATATATTGATTTGATGCACTTATTTGGTTTTGATTTTCATTGACTTCTCCTTCGACAACACGAACATTTTCTAAAATTGCATTAATTTCTCTCAGTTCTTTTTCTTTTTCTTCGATAGTTTCTGCAAGTTGACAAATAGAATCTTCAACCTCTTGTTTCTTATCACCCTTCTCTTTATATACTTCTTCTTTATGTGTGTCATCTATGTCTTGCTTACAAGATGGGCAAGTATCATTCTCTTGATAAAACTTTATATTCTTTTCAATTTCTTTGACTTTATTGTTGAGTTGTTTTGATATTGATTCAGTCTTCAACAATTCCTTAGAAATTGTATCTTTGTCTTTTGTTTCTTTTAACAACTCATCGATTTTTGATAAGTTACTTTCTATTTCGTCTTGCCACTTTTTGACTTTCTTTTGTGTTGATTCAATTTCTTTCTTGTATTTTTGTACACTGTCCGATGATTTCTTTTCAAGAGAATTTATAATTCCTTGTTTTGCATCTACCTTTTCTTTGGTAATTTCTATTTTATGGTCGATGTCTTTGATATACTCTTTTGTCATCTGTAATCTACCACGAACAAGAGTATTCATTACAGAGAATACATCAATGTCAAGAAGATTCTCTACTACCAACCGTCTATCCTTTGCAGATAGTTTCATAAACGGCACATAGTTAGATGAACCAAGAATTACTACCTGTGTAAATGATTTATATGTCATCTTGAGGATTTGTTCTTCAAGAATTTTCTGGTAATCTTTGGACTTTGCATCTTGGTCAAGCAAGTTGCCGTTTTTGTGTATCTCAAACTTCTTGGGTTTTAAACCACGAACAACCCTATATTCATCTTTACCAACAGAAAACTCTATCTCTACTTCACAATCCTTTTCATTAATCGAATTAGGAAGTTGCGGAATGTTGATACCACGAAACGATTTACCAAACAATACAAAAGTAAGAGCATCAAGAATGGTTGACTTTCCTGCACCGTTCTCACCAGATATAAGAACTGTGTTGTCTTTGGTAAGGTCTAGTGTTGTTTTATAGTTGCCCGTTGAAAGAAGATTCTTCCAACTCAGTTTTGAAAATATAATCATACAGAAAGCGACTCCATATATAAATCTTTGATGATGCGTTTCATCTTTTCTTTATCTTTCACTTCTTCTAGTGTGTCAATCTCACCATTGATGAGAGTAACAGTATCTTGTGCTAAATCAACAATTTCTTCTTGTGTCCATTCTGCAATGTTCAATTCCTCTACAACTGTAATTTTTGCAACACCACAGTCATAAAGTTTATCCATAAATCTGTCAAATGAATATGGATGATTTTTTTCTTCAATATACAATTTAATATACGCACCTTTCATATAACCACAATCAAAAGCATCCGCATCAATAGGGCCCTCTGTATCGTTATATGTGATTGAATGAAACATCTTATGAGGGTTGGGAATGAATTCCATTTCTCTTGTATTTGTATCTAATATATGAAAACCTTTTTGTTCATGTAAATCAGAAAAGGTGATTTGATATTGTGTCCCCATATAATAGATGTTGTCTTTTTCTTGACGACAATGGAAGTGTCCAGAAAGAACCTTCTCATATCGTTTGAATATATTTGGACTTAGACCCCCATCAAACTTCACACCACGCATAACATCGTAACCATCCAACTCTAAATGTCCTACTAATATAGGAGCAGATGCAGTTTTGATAAACTTAATAGATTCTTCATAGTTTTCTTTACACACCCAAGGCAAAAGTGCAATATCCAATCCATCAAAATTCACTATTTCTGGTGTTTCATATAATTGCAAAACATTTCCAAACAATTCACGAATTGAATTGACTTCGTTTGTGTTTCTATAATAGACATCGTGATTACCAAGAATACAATGCATCTCTATACCTTCATCACGAAACTTATCAATAAATTTTGTCCGAATTTGATTTAGGATATTGAAATTGACAAACTTTCGCCTGTCCATCAAATCTCCTGCATGTATTATTGTCTTTATATCATTCTCTTTGAGATATGGAAAAAACACATCATCAAAAAACTTCATAAAATAATCAAAAAATAATTGAGAGTCGCCTCTCGCCCCGAAATGGGAATCATTCAATATGGCAATTTTCATTCTTTATCATTTTCTCCCAAATCTTCTAAGTTTGGTTTCTTTTTTGGTTTTCTGCCTCTTTTCTTGGGAGTAAACTTCACGATATCTGCCTCACTCAAAGAAAAATGGTCTGCTAGAGGATTATTAGATTCTACAGAAACCGAACCGCTTGTCAATAATTCTTTGTTTATATTACCATAAATATCCGCACTGTCAATAAGTTTATACTTAATATACACTTGTTTTTTCTCTTTTTGTATCCTTCTTAAAAAGGCATAATAGATTATCTGTGTAAAATACGAAAAAGGATTTTTTGATTTCTCTGGGTCGAAATTACTACAATACATCAGGCAATTTTCAATTCCATCTGCAATCATCTCATCTTTGTATGGGTAATTTATAAAATTAGGTCTATATGACAAATGTGTGGCAATATCCAAAAAACACTTACCAATGTAATCTGTGACAGGTGGGTCTGATTCGCCACTATCCCTTGCATCTTCGACTTCTTTCTTCCAATCCTTCATGTGTTCATAAAACTCTTTGTTGTTCACATAATGATTTTCTGGAATTTCTTCCGCTTCGTTTTCTTCTATATCATCAAATTCATTTAATTCTTCATACTCATCCATAGCACATTACCTCCATATAACTTATTTTCATATACGGGTATATTATCACAAAAATAACACAAGTCAAATTATTTTTACAAAATTAGAATTTTATTTTCAAAATCCTGATTTTAAATAATACATAAAGTGTGCCCCACTAAAGTATATTAATAAGGCATCAAATATAATCATTTGGGTCAGGACTCCAATCATCAAGATTACATCCATAAGGCCCATAATCATCTTCAGGCGGTGAAGGATGTTCATCTTCAACGACCTCATCCTCAATAACATCTTCAACAAACCATTCATCTTGCATACTATTCAATAGTTCTTGTGGAATGTCAGTTGACATATAATCTTTTATCATATCTTTTATTGCATCATAATTGCCACGCATCTCATCTGCCATTCTTTGTTCTTCTTCTGGTGTCATCTTTACAATGCCGCCTGTTTTTCTGATAATAAGATAATACTCCAATACGGCATCTGATGGATTTATGATATCAACGATATAATCTTTTGGAATGGTTACTCTTTTGTCTTTGCTATAATTCATCCAATTTTTTAGAATTAGTTTTTCGTGTCGTGGCATACCAAACTTATCAACCATAATCATTGTTTCCATATCAAAAGGTTGTTCAATAAGAAATTTGCCATTCATATCTTTTGTAATAGAGCAAATGATGTTTTCACCACTTCTCAATTTCAATATTTTGTATTTGTTTTGTTTCATAATTCTCCCTTATATTTGAATGACTACATTCTTGTAATTAAATTTTTCGGAATTATAAATTTTCACCCGTTCCATAAAATGTTGTAGTGTGTAATTTTGATGTGATTTATAATGTAAATCGTCTGCAATATCATATAATTTTGCACACTCCTTATATTTAGACTTTCTTAATTGCCGCCCGATGCTCTGCAATACACGAATTCTGGATTTTGAAGGTGATGAAAAAATGATATTATGCAATCGTCTAATTGAAACACCTGTACTAAATGTTCCATAAGAGGCAACAATGATTGCATTCGTTTCATTTTCGGTAAGTTTTCTAATTTCTTCTCTTTGTTCAACATTTGTTCCACCATATATGAAGAATACCTTTCTGTTCTTATTTGCTTTACTCTTGATGAGTTCAAATAAACCTTTACCGTGTTTTTCAACATATTGAAAAAGAACTAAGGTATTTCCCTTTGTATTTAGGGCAAGATTACAAATAAATTCGTTTCTTTTTGGATTTGTTACTATGAAATCTATTTCTTCTTGATATTTGAAATTCTTTGCCAATTTACAGTCTTGTTCTGGATGCTTTAGTAGAATACAATCAATTTTCAAATCAGACAATAGGTTATCTTCAATTAGTTTTGTGGTAGTGGTAACTTTGTATACAGGTCCGAACAAACCTTCAATAACCAATTTATGAGTATCTGTTCCATCAAGTGTTCCTGTCGTTCCTACTCTAAATGGACAATCTTTTAGTTTAGTCATCAGAGTTGTGAGAGATTTGGATTTGAAAAGATGACACTCATCTCCAAATACAGAGGTGAACTGTTCAAACCACTTTTCTGGTAATTTATAGATGCTTTGCCAAGTTGTAATTACAACTCGTTTATCTGTATTTTTATCTCTACCCGAATGTATAGTATGACACATATCTTCTGCATCCCAATTATCATTTGAACTATAATCTATAAAATCAGATTTCATTTGTTCTACAAGTGATTTTGTAGGAACTACAATGAGGACTTTATTTTTATCCTCTTGTAGTCGTTTTCTGACTAAACCATAAATTATTAGAGATTTTCCTGATGCTGTCGGTGACAATAGCAATGTTCGTTTGTTGTTTAGAGATTGTTGCATTGCTTGAATTTGGTGTTTGTGTGGTTTTATTTTTTGCCCTGAAGCATGGATGTTCAAAGATTCAAGATATTTATGAACCATCTGTTTAGTATATTTACCTTTGTCTTCTTCAAAATCTATACCAACCCATATGTTTCGTTCTTTTGCAAAATGTTTTACATAATCTAAAAGGCCTGCATATAAAAGTTGTGAGTGGATGTTGTATAATCTAATTTTACCATCCCACATTTTATTTCTATAAGATGGCATAAATTGATAACCAGGCACAGTGAATGTAAAAAAATCACAAAGTTCTTGTGCAGTTCCTCTGTCACAATCTATCTTTATATTCACATCGTCTTTCTTTGTGATTATGATACTTTGGGTCATGGACTCCAAATCTTTCCACTGGTTTTGATTTTGATACGACCCTTTGAAACATCACCAGACCATAAAATGACTTCAATGTTTGCTTTTTCTAACATCTCTATACCAATATCTACTAACTTCTTTGATTCACCTGTATAACGGTCATACATTTCTTTATGACTTACTACTTTATTTATACCACTTGCAATTATTGCTCTGGCACAATCTGGGCAACAGGCCCAAGTAGCATACATTGTTGAATCTTTTGGACTATATTTTGCTTGAAAACAACTTAAAATAGCATTGCGTTCTGCGTGTTCAATATAGTGATATTTGTCATCAGTTTGAAGCACCTTATTACACTCTCTCAGACCCTCTGGCAAGGTATTACAACCGTGTGAGAGGGCGCCCATTGTAGGATGGACGATGACTGCTCCGACCTGTGTAGAGGGGTCAGGACTGCTGCCTGCGATTCTGTATGCGTGATGAAGGTAAGTCCTACAAATCTCACTATCAGGATATGTTTTATTGATAATTTCCATCAATTTATTCCACTTATAAATTTCTTCCACTCAATAGCATTTCGTATATTCCATTGCATAGAAGATATTGCCTTTATTATATTATCCAAGTATGAAACCTTTTCTTTTTGATATGCAACCTTCATTGAAAGTTCTATTAATTCTGTATCCGAATCTAAATATTTGTCTAAATCTGCTTTAAGAATTTTGTAATTAAATTGCTCCCAACCCAATTCATATAGTTTTTCTTGACTCATCTTACCACTGTAATATTCCCACTTCATTCTTTTCATTGTTGAATAGTTTGCTTCGTTGGTTTTCAACAACAACTTTTCATCAAATAAGAGATTGAGGTATTTGTTGTGTAATTGGGGAATCTTGATAGATTCTGTATCTAATTCTGTTTCATTTAGTGATAGGTCTTTTGCAACCATATCACGAATTTTTTCTAATTTCATAATATACTCCTGCGATTATTATATCACAGATTTAGGAAAAGTCAATAATTTTATGGCAAAGGTGTAACATCATATGCTTGATATGCAAAGGTGACTGTAGATGTTAGGGGTTCTGAATCTGTGGATGTACTATCAAAATCAATTCCTGTGATGGATTTGGGAAACATATTATAGAAATTGATTTGTACTAATGGATTATATGCACTTGACAGAAGTATTAAAGTTCCATCAGACATTCCATCAATAGTACCTTCTACATTTTCAAATTCTTTTGCGTTTTGTGTGCTTGTCATCCAATTGTGAATTTCCAACCAATTTTCTAATTTCTCATCAATAAGAAAGGTAAGATTTAATTCATCATATATTGGATTTGTTGCAGCGAGGTGTAAAGGTATAGTGTTTCCACCACCAGAAAACACAGGAATATTATCAAATGAAAGACCAGGCAAAGGCCCCATTTGACAGTTGTATGTCATCTTTGGTGCTTTTTGTAGTTTGAATTGAAATGAAGTTGCCTTCAAGTAATTTTGATTATCGGTTTGTGATGTGCTAAAATTGGCCATATAATTATCCTCTCATAATATGTATGCAAAAGAAAAGAGGGAGTCCGAAGACTCCCTCTCATCAATCAAAATAATAAATAATAAAATTATTATTCAAGAACTTGTCGGACCGTGAAGGCCAGTGATGGAGAAAATTCTATAATATAGATTTTCTCTTGTAAATCCTGCATTAGAACCGAGGTCAACACTGAAAGCACTATCATTTCGTGAATCACCGTTGAATGGATTTTGTGCAAGACCATATCGTGTCTTGAATCCAATTTTTGGTTGGAATGATTGTTCGTCAACTGCACGAACCATTTGCAACGGAACATATGGACAGTAGAACATACCAGCGTCGTATGGGTTTGCACCCTTATATCCAACACAAGCATAGTTCGCACTGGAGAATGGGTCTACATAGACTTTCATTCCACCACCGATTGTTCCAACAAACAAATCACCAGTATCATCTGGACGATTTACTGTGCTACCACCGTGGACTGCAAGACCAGTATCTAAAAGACCTGTCATTGCAAGTGCGGAAGCAACATTACTGTTACAAATTAGAAGGTTTCCTTTTCCTCGGCGAGTTTCGAGAGCAATTTGATTTGCTTCTCGTTCGATTTGGAACAAAAGACCTTTCCAATGTTCAACAGACCATCGACCATCTGAATCTGCACTAATATCATAGTTGCCAGTGGCAGTTAAATCGCCGTGTTGGGCGCCACGAATAGCAGTTAGATAAATTGTACGAATAACTTCTCGGTTGATTTCACCAAGAATTTCTGCTGAAAGAATGTTAGCAAGTTCTGATTCTGCATCTAAACCGTGGACTGCTTTCAAGTCTTGTGCAAGTTCAGTCGTGTATTCTGCTTTCAAAGCACGGCTTTGAGCAGTCACAGTTGCCTTGTCAATGGTGAATGCCATTTCGTTGAATTGTGGACCAGCATCAGTACCCAAGTGTTCTGCTTGGTCTGTACTCATACCACGACCTGCACTATAATTTTCATCTAGTGGGTCGCTTCCTGCTTCACCATATCCACCACCGTGCATACGGCCATCATGTGATGGGTCCCAACTTGAAGCACCATCCCAAGTAGTATCACCTG